GGGAAGGGGGCGCTAAATGAAGGCGTTCAATGTTTGCCGGCCGACAGCGGCTGCCGGCCGAAGTGCATGCGCACGTACAGCGCGCACACCAGGGCGCCCAGGGCGAGCACCGACTCGGTGTAGGCGTTCTGCGGGCTCACCCCGAGGGCGCGCCCCAGCTCGACCAGCGTGCATTGTGCGTCCAGGTGCTTCGACAGGATCACGCCGATGCGGTAACGGGTGCTCCAGTTGGGCGTGACGCCGGGGCGCAGGCGGGCGAACAGCGGCAGCAACTCGGCGAGGTCACGCGCATCGGGCGCGTTCCGTTTCACCGCGACCACGGCTGCGCCTTTTTATAAAAGCCCCTGGCGCCCCGAACGCCCCCGCGCGCAGGCATCCGGGGCAGCGGCAGCCCGCAAACGGCACAGCGGGCCGATTTCACGATTCGCCCTCGTCGCTGTCCTTGTCGGCATCCAGCCCCGGCAATCGGCCCTGCCGGCGCTCGAACTCCTCGCGGCCGCGGCGCTCGACGATGGAATACACGTGGCGCTCGGTCACGCCGAAGGCCTGCGCCAGGGCGCGGTGGTTGTGGCCGGTGAAGCGCGCGAGGATCTGGCGGTCGCGCAGGCTCAGCTCGTAGCCCTGGCCCTTGGCCAGATAGAACTGGCTGCCGCCGAGCTCGGCGCGCAGCCCTTCGGCCAGCTCCAGGGCGAGGTGGGCATGCGCCGTGGCCTCGCCCGGCAGGCGGTCGCGCAGCGACAGGTACAGGCGCTCGGCGATGCGCGCCCAGTTCTCGGGGTAGGCCGGGTCCAGCAGCGCGGCGAGCGGGGCCAGCTCGTCGACCGTGGCGCGGGCCAGGCGGCTCGGCGCGGCGCTCATGTCAGCGGGCCTCCCACTGCTTGAGGGACTCGATCAGGGTGTGCTCCTGCGCGCTCGTGAGCCACTCCAGGCGTTGCACCTGGTTGTCGGTCTGCCCGGCGATCCAGCCCAGCAGGCCCGCCATGCGGCGGTTGCGCACCTTGCCCTGGTCGGCCAGCGTCTGCCACAGCGCCCACATTTTCTTTTGCCGGGGCGAAAGCGGCTTTTGACGCGCACCGCCCGCCCGCGGCCAGCCCGAGTCGTGGAAGTGCTCGATGACGGCCTGCAGCTCGGCCACGCTGCAGTCCTTGCTGCTCGTCTTGCCGGCGGCGAAGCGCGCCAGCGTGAGGCGGTAGGTGTCGTCATCCAGGCCGAGGTCGCGCTTGCCGGTATGGATCTGGCGGATCAGCTGGGCGTGCTGCGCGGCGCGGGCGGCGGTGAGGGTTGCCGAAACCATGATCAACCCTCCAGCATGAGATTGGTGGTGGTCGCTACGCCTGCATGCAACCGGGCCCCACGCCCGGACAGGCGCCCCGCGACCAACGCGGCTTCGTCCTTTGCCGACAAGTTCCGACCGGCGTTCCGGTCAGCCACATCCAGCTCGCCAAGACTGGGGTGATGCAGCTGCATGTGCGCGTCGATAGCGCTCTCTGCGCCCTCCGGCGGCGTTGGTGCGGCGACATTGGCGCACGCCGCATACACCCAGCTCTCGCTGAACAGGTCGGCCCGGCGAGTCTTGTTCGACTTCTTGATCCGCTTGAGTGTCGTCGCGATGAACTCGCCTCGCGCCTTGAGTGCCTGGCGCAACAGAACCTCGAACGAATAGGCGGCAATCTCGTTGGCGGGGGCTACGCCAACGAAGAGCCAGTGCGCCAAGTCCCAGTACGACCTGATGAAAATGAGTTTGCAGCCAAAGGCGCGGGCAACTCGCCCGGCAAGGGCACTCTCCCACTTCGCGGGTCGAGCGACTGCGCCGCTCTTCGCCCTCGATTCACCGACGCCGGCAGCGAGCATCTCAGCGCTGCTGATCTGATGCATCTCCATCAGCTTCTGCGCTTGCCGTAGTGCAGCCGCTGCCTCGTGCTCACTGCCGGACTTGGCCAGATCCATGCACTTGCGAATCTTGGCGAGGATGTCGTCACGTTTGTCCATACTTCACCTCCAATTCGATAGGCATGATGTGGAAATGGGTGGTGTCGCCGCCGCGGGCGATCTGTGTTGCGCGGTGCGTGCCTGGCGGCCACAGCTTGTCCATCAGACGCTCGACGGCGACCTGCGCGCTGTTCGTGCTGCTTGCCCGCGTTTTCCCAATGCGGCAGTTGTACGCGTTGTAGCGATGGCGCACCGCCACTTCGATCGGATAGGTCATGTCACACCGCCGCGAGGTCGAGCGCGATCGCGCGGTACTGATCCGAGTCGCCGATGCGCTGGTACACGCGCACGTAGGTGGCCGTGCCGGTGCTCTGGATGCTGTCGCGGATGGCCTCCATGGCGCGCTGCCATTCGGCGTCGTCGATCTCGAGGCGCAGCAGCTCGAGCACCGCGGTGGTCTTGATCTGGCCCTTGGTGTCGGTGCGGAAGGCGCGATCGACCAGGGCGCGGATGTGCGGGTTGGCGCCCTCGCTCCAGCGGTCGATGCAGCCGTTGATGAGCGCCTTCGCGGCTTCGAGCTCTTCGGTGAAGGCGATGCGCTCGGCCACCTGGCGCACGACCTTGTAGCGGCCGTCGTAGGTGCAGATCTGCACGTTGCCCTTCTTGCCGCCGAGGTTCACCTCGTACTTTTCGCCGGCGATGCGCACCAGGTCGGCGACGTCGCCCAGGGCGCGGGCCTTGAACTCGCGCAGGCGCTGGTTGAGGGCGACCGCCTCCACGGCGATCTCGCGGGCGACCTGGTCGCGCAGCAGATCCTGCTCGCGCACCTGGTCGATGGGCACCAGGTGGTTGGCGGCGTTGCGCATGTAGCCGGCGGGGGCGTCGTCATGCGCCGAGATTGCGCTGGCGGCGCTGGGGGGGTTCGGGTGGTTCATGGTCGTGTCCTGTCAGGCGGGTGGAGAGGTGCTGCATCAGTGCTGCAAGGCGGGCGCGGTTGGCGGCGCGCTGCTCGGGCGTCATGGGCGGCGGTGGCAGCGCTGTGGGCGGGGCGCGGATGGGCAGCGCGTCGAGCAGCTGGCGCGGCGCCGGCCAGGTGGTGCATTGCGCGTACAGGGCGCGGAAGGCGGCCTGCAGGCGAGGTGCGTCCTGCGCCTCGGCCCAGCTCGCAGCGCGCACAGCCAGCGCCGCCAGCCAGATGTCGAGGGTGAGCGTGACCGCGTCCTCGCCCGGCGCGCCGGGCAGGCGCAGGGCGACCAGGCCCTGCAGGCCACGGGCCACCTCGCGCTCGATCCAGCGGGCGATCTCAGCCACGGGCGCGGTCCTCGAGGGCGGCGATCGCGCCCAGGGTGCGCGAGGGCTGTGCGGAGCGCGCCACGGGCAGGTTGGCGGCCCCCTGGGCGGGCAGCGGCGCCGCGGCCGCGGCGGCCGGGCGCCAGCCGCTGATCACCTCGTACAACCAGCCGTGGGAGGTGAGCGGCAGCTTGAGGCGGCCCGCGTCGCGCGCCTCGAGGGCTTGGCCGATGGCCCAGATCCAGGCTTCGGGCGGCGCCGGCCAGGTGGCGCCGGCACGCTCGATGCGCTGGGCCTGCAGGTCGGGCACGAGCTCGCGCAGCAGCTTGGCGACACGGTCCAGGCTCAGCTCGCGCTGGGCGGGGCGAAACAGGCCGAGGTAGCGCGTGACCGCGGCGCCGAGCGCGCCCGAGAGCTGGAACACCAGGGTGAGCGCCTCGCGCGCCGCCTCGTGCGACATTAGCGCGTCCAGGCTCATCACGGCACCGCAGTTGGGGCAACGGGTTTTCATGCCGCAACCTCGCCGGTCAGCACGCGGCCCGGGCCACCGATCAGGCGGGCCAGGCGGGCCACATCGGCAGGCGCGATCTGCAGCAGATCGTCGCCGTCGTAGATCGAGAGGCCGCCGTCATCCCACAAGGCAAAGTGGAGCTGCACCCGCGGTGCGTCGGCCACCTGGGCCGCGGCAGCGCCGATATCGATGTCGTCGGCGGGCTGCATGTCGCCGAGGGCATCGGCGATGGCGGCCAGGCCGGCAACGACGTTGGCTGCCGGAACGGCGGGCGGTGTCGTGGCGGCAGGCACCTCGACCATTTCGGCGGGGACGACGGAATGGTCGATCGCTGCCGCCGGGTCGTACAAGCGGTTCGCGCGCTCGCCGGGCAGGCAGCCCCGGGCTACGCGCAGGCCGCCCAGCATGTCCTCGATCAGATAGCCCACGCCCTGTGGGCTAAGACCCAGCTTACGGGCCACCTCGGCGTAGGTGAGCCCTTGCGCGAGCGGGCGGCCGCGAACGAGCTCGGCGATGCGATCGCGGCGGTCTTGTCCGGAGGTGCGGCTGCGGGACGTCTTGCTCATGGTGTTCTCCTCGGTTTGCCGGCGGGCGGCCGGCGACTGCGGAAAGCGGCGCGGGGTGTCGATGTGATGCACGGCGAAGCCGCCGCGGCCGTTGAGGTCGCGCCAGCTGTGGTGCGCGACCGGCAGCCCGGTCGGCCAGATGGCCAGCCAGGGGGCCGGATCGGCGCCGCGCTGGATGTGCGCGGTGTTGATGGCGCATCCGCGCCGCAGCTGCTCGAGCGCCGCCCAGAAGGGCTGTTCGTCGCCGCCGAGCTGGGCCGCGATGTCGGCCGCACGCGCCGGGCGCTTGCTGCTGCTGTGAGCGATCGCGGCCAGGATGCGGTCGGCGAGTGCGTCGGAGGCGGCCGGCGCGCCGGATGCGAGTGCGGTCATAGCCCGAGCGCCTCCCCCAGTTGCACGGTGAGGGCAAGCGCGGCGGCCTCGCTCAGGCGCAGGTGCCCGATGCGGCGCGGGGTGCTGCAGCCGCTGACCAGGTGCACCACCAGGCCGACGTCGCCATCGACGAGCTCGCCCGCGGTGAGGGTGACGCGGGCGCCGCGGTCCACGATCCCCAGCGCCATTTCGATTTCGTGTTGGGTCGCCATGGTCAGCACCCCGCGATCACGTCGGCGGTGACACGCGGCATGGCCACCGCGGCCGCGGCGTTCATGGCGCGCACCACCAGGTTGTTGCACACCAGCGGGTAGCAGATGCTGCGCGCCTCGGCCGGGCTGCCGCCGCGCGGGCGGCGCACCAGGCGAACGCGGATGGCGTCGATCGCGGCCTCGTCGAGCACGCTGTCGATCGGCACGCCGGCGCGGGCGAACTTGTGCGCCAGGTAGGGGCGCAGGTCGTCGTCGAGCGGCAGCATTTCGCGGCGCTCGCAGCGCTGCACGATCTCGCGCACGTCGCCGAGCTTGTCGCTGAGCGTGTTGTCGAGTTCGGGCTGGCCGATCAGCACCACACCGAGCAGGCGGCGCAGGCCGACCTTGAGCTCCATGTAGCCCTTGAGCGCGCGCAGCGTGCTCACCGGCAGGCGGTGTGCCTCTTCGATCACCAGCAGGTTGTTGTAGCCGGCCTGCTGGCTGGCGGCGAGCAGGTCGCGTACGCGCTTGTTGCGCGCCTGGGTCGAGCTGGGGATGCTGCCCGAGGGGTCGAACTCGCGGATGATGGCCTCCGACACCTGGCCGGCCCACATCGGCTTGCCGCTGCGCTCGGTCCGTTCCATCTCCATCACGTAGGGCTTGATCACCACCACCGGGCGGTTCTCGATGCGGATGCGCTCCTCGAGTTCTTCGAGCAAGGTGGTCTTGCCGCTGCCCGATTCGCCCACGAGGGCCAGAAAGCCCTGGTTGAGCGCGCAGTCCATCAGCGCGGCACGGGTGCGGCGGGTGGCGGCGCTGGCGAAGACGTCGTCGAGCGCGCGCACGTCATCCACGAAGGGGCTGCGCGGCAGGCCGAAGTGCGCGCACGCATCCGGGGTCAGGGTTTCGTTGCGAAGTAGCATCTGCTCGTCCTCGTCGTGCGGATCAGGTGAGTCGGTGGGTTCGGGGTGTTCAAGGGCCTCGGCAGCGCCGGCGGTGCCCCCCTGGCGCGACCGGGGCCCGTGTTCGAATGCGCTTTCCACTTGCGCCGGCGTGGCGCCCGCGGCGGCCAGCGCCTGCTCGATGGCGGTGCGCAGCGCGCGACGGCGGGCGCTATTGCGCGGCCACATGCCGTGGTTGGCCAGTTGCGCCACGGTGGCCGGGCTGACTTCGGCGGCGCGCGCCAGCTCGCTCTGGTTGGTGCCCAATTGCAGCAGCAGCAGTTTCAGGTTCAGCACAGGCTCTCCAGGGTTCATTGCCCGCCCACCACGCGCAGACCGCTGCGCACGGTGAGGCGGTGCTTCAGTTGCTCGATGTCGGTTTCAGGCACGCCGTCCGGGTACCACTCGGCGATGCGGGCGTGGGTGTCGGCGGTGAGCGCCAGACCCGCGCGCAGCAGCGCCTGGGCGGCCTGGAAGTGGGTGAGCAGCACGACCGGGCTACGGTCGATCGACACCACCTTGGTGTCGAGCTCGGTACCGCGGCGCGGCAGGTAGCTGGGCACCTGGGTCTGCTCGATGACCTTGGCCGGGTCGATGCGCCCGCCGAAGCTCGCGGTGCGCGTCTTGCGCACGGCCGCGGCCGCGGCGTCGCTGTCGGCGCCGGTGGCGATGCGCTCGACGAGCTTGCGGTGGGTGTCGGCCGCGGTGTCGGCCTGGGCGGCGTAGTCCTCGCCGATCACCGGCGCGTCGGCGCGGAATCCCGCCTCGTCGCGCTCGATGCGCGCCACGGTGTGCAGCCGCTCGCTGCCGTCCTCGGCGCGGTCGACGATCACCGCGGTGCCGGGCTTGTAGGGGTTGTAGGTGACCTCGAGCTTTTCGCCGACCATCACGCCGGGCAGCTCGCGCACATCGTATTCGGCGCCCTTGAAGCTCACGGTGAGCGTGCCGCTGACCTTGCGCGATTCGGGCGCGTGGGTGAGCAGCTCGCGGGCGAGCTCGGCGTCGACCGTGCGCAGCTGCTCGGGCGTGATGTCCATCCAGGCGTCGAAGCGGGTGCGCCGGGTGCGGCTGTGCACCTTGCTGGCGTTGTACCAGCGCGCCCAGCGCACGGCGGCAGCGTTGAGCTCGTCCAGGTCGGCCACCGGCGACAGGCGCAGGCCCGACTCGAAGCTGCGCTCGATGATGTTGCGGGCGTTTTCCACCTGGCCGGTGGCGCGGGCGTTGCCCGGCATGTGCGCCTCGAGCCGCACCTGCAGGCGGCGCGCGAGGTTCTTGAAGGCGCCCGCGGTGTTGGCGCTGCCCATGTCCATCATCAGGATGAAGGGCACGCCGTAGAACGGACTGCCGCCCACCTGCTGGGTGAAGGTGATGAAACTCTCGGCCAGGTTGGCGGCGCTCTCGGCGCCCAGCACGTAGTGCACGCGCAGGCAGCCCGAGTAGTGGTCGGTGACTTCGTACGACCACACCCGGTCGGCCTCGATGCGGGCGAGGTTGCGCGGCTTGTTCTTGTAGAACTTGTCGGCGTCCATCACCTGCAGGCCGGCCTCGCGCGCGTCGCCGGCCTGCAGGTAGTACAGCACGCACAGCGAGGCGTCGATCTGCCACACGTGGTTGGGGTGCAGGCTGCGCAGCTCGGTATGGGCGCTGGGGCGCAGCAGCTGGTCGGGGTGCAGGCCGTAGCTGCGCAGGGCACGCGCGATGGCGCTGTCCGACAGCGGGCGCAGCTCGCCGGTGGCCGCGTCGAGCGTCTCGGCGCGGATCTCGCCGTTGGCGCGCAGCAGCTCCACCGCCTGGGTGATGCTCATGAGGCGCTTGTTGTTCTTGCGCAGGCTGTCCATCAGCAAGGCGCTGACGAGCACCGCCTCGGCGCGCGGCAGGGTCACGGCGCCGGCGTCGGAGCGCTGTTTGCGTTCGGGTTTCACGGTGATGTCCTTCAGCTTGCGCAGCAGCGTGGCGCGCGCCATGCCCAACTGGCGGCACGCCTCGTCGTACACCGCCGTCCGCCCGCCGTGGCCGGCGAGCTGGGCGCGGTGCTGCACGTCGTACAGGGCGTGGAGGAGCGCGGCGTTCATTTGCGTCAGTCCCGGGCGTCGATCCAGCCGTGCTCGTCTGCCGACACTTCGGGCAGCGCGAACTCGGCGCGCAGGGCGCGCAGGTCGTCTTCGAGCTGGCCGACCAGACCGGCCATGAACACCGTGGGGGCGGCACCCGGCGCGCCATGGCGGTCGAGAGCGATCAGCGCCTGGCGCAGCGCGCCGATGATGCCGCCGCGCACATCGTTGGCGATGCGGGTGGATTCGGCCTGCAGGTCGGCCTGCACCTGATCGGGCGGCGCGGCGGCGATGCGCTTGGCCTCGCGCTGCAGCGCCTCGATGCGCTGGGTTTTCTCGGCGGAGATCTCTTCGGTGGCCTTGAGCTCGCCCTTGAGCTCGTCGACCTTGGTCTGAGTCTCGTCCAGCTTGTTGGCCAGCGACTGGATGAGCGTGACCACTTCGTCCTTGCCGCCCGCCTGCATGGCCTCTTCCACGGCCGTGCGCTCATCCTCGGGCAGCGTGAGCAGCAGGCGCAGTTGCGCGCGGTTCAGGCCAAGGCGCTGCACGTTCTCGTACGCTTCTTCGCCGAGCTGCTGCAGCATGACCTTGCTATCGCTCATCGCCTTGTAGCCGCGGCCGAAGACGAGGCGGCAGAACTCGTCGATGTTTTCCGCCGGGCGGAAATCCCCATCGGGGAACTTGATCGGCAAGTGCTTGAAAGCCTTCGATTTGTTGATTTCTTCGAAGGCCCGAATTTCCGCCGCGGCGGAAAAATTGCTCATCGTCCGTGCCAGCTGGGCGACGCCGACGAAACGTCCGAGGTCGAATGCGCTCGAGACCTGTTCCTGTTGCTCGCTGATCGCGCTCTCGCGCATCACGCTCAGCGCACCATCGAGCGACGGCGCCTGCAGATCGGTGGTGGCGAGGTTGGGGGTGGTGAGGGGTTTGCGTCCTGCGGTCATTTCGCACCCCCGGCGGCACGTTCGGCGCGCTCGAGGCGCAGATGCAAGGCCATGCGTGTCACCATCGCGCCGAGATCCTTCTCGGCATCCTTGAGGACCTGCCAAGTCGCATCGAAATCGCCGCTACTGATGACGCTCGCGGCCCATTCAGCATCGGTCTCCGCGGCCTCGAGCCCGTCAAGTAGAAACCCAAGCAGCCTGATCAGGTAGGCGCGCTCAGCCTTCTCCCGTTCGAGCGCAAGCGTCATATCAACGATGTGGTTATTCATGGTGTCCCTCAGTAATCGCTGTTGCGGTGAATGGCTGTCCTGGCTTCGCCCAGGCGAGTCTCGGCGCGGCCGATGGCGGCATAGACCTTGACGGCCTGCTGCGGCAGGCGGGCGGTGAGGCGCCACAGGCCGGTGTCCTCGTCCTTCTCGGCCATGCCGGCGGTGCGCAGGTTGTCGAGGTCGCGCGTCATCACGCCGGGCGAGCAGCCCACGGCCTTGGCCAGGGCGCCGGCGGCGTAGCCGTTGACCACGTCGCCGAAGAGCACCACGAGCAGGCGCAGCAGGCGCTGCTGCGCGGCGTTGGTGTAGTCGGTGCTGCGGCTCATGCGGCCCTCCGCGCATCGGGGCCGGCGAAGAGGTGGCGCTCGCGCAGCACGTCCTGCAGCGCCGCCAGGGCGGCCTGGGTGGTGTCGCGCAACTCGATCACCTGCCCGAGTGCGTCGGCCACGCCGGCGGCGCCGAGCACGGCCTCGAGCGTCCAGCTGGTGGTGTTGACCATGGTCTGCTGGGCGCCGACCAGGTGGCGGGCGGTGAGCCAGTCGATCTGCCCGGCGCGCAGCAGGTCGGCGGCGCTGCGGGCGTCCTGCAGGCAGGCCCGCAGGCGCAGGCGGGCCTGGTCGACGACCAAGTCGGCAGGGACGAAGTGCGTGCTCATGGTCAGAACTCCAGTTCGGGTTGGGCGGATTTCTCGACGTTGGCGCGGTGCCAGGCGAGCGACTCGAGCCCGGCGGTGAGCAGCGCCAGGGTGGCGTCGCGGTCGAGCGAGCCGGCGAGGTAGTCGAGCAAGGCGCCGATGGCGTCGTTGAGGGTGGCCTGCAGGCCGTGCACGTCGTCGGCGCTGGCGGCGCGGCCGGTGGGCATGGCGATGACTACCGCGCCCTCGCGGCTGGCGAGGTAGCGCACCACGTGGGTGGCGCCGGCGAGGTGCTGCCAGGCGATGAGGGCGCGCACCGGCATGGTGTCGGTCTCGATCCACTTGTAGAGGGTAGCGGGCGTGGTGCCGAGCAGCTCGGCCAGGCGCTCGACGTTGAGGCGGCGGTGCTTGAGCGCATGCGCCTTGTCCGCTTCGAACGCGGCGCGCAGCGAGCTGGGCACGGGGGAAGAATGGCGGCGGGTCATTGGAAGAGCTCGATCGGGGGAGGGTCGAAACAAAAGGCGTTTTCGGGATGGGAAAATGCCTTTCGCGTTGGTTAGGATGCGGTTGTCACATCTCGAGGAGACCGCGATGAACCGCCCTGCCCAGACCGCCCCTTGCTCCGCCGCGGCCTCACGCTGCCCGAATGCGCAGGCCTGCTCGCTTTGGGACCAATACGGTCCCGACTGTGAGGCCGGCGCGGTGATGCCGAAGTGCCTGGTGTCGATTCACCAGGAACTCGCGGTGCTGACGTTTCTGCTGCGGGCGGCAGCGGGCCCCGAAGCCATTGCGGCAGCGAACCGACGGTTGCGCGATGGACCATGACGAGGTCGCCCGGCGCGCCGACCGGTGCTGGGTAGCGCTGACCCTGCACCTGGATGGTGAGGTTGGCGGAAATCTTGCGAAGCTGACCTTCCCAGCCGGCCGGTAGATCGGGAATGAATACAGTGAGCATTTTTTCTCCCGGAAAAATGATCTTTGCGTCGTAGAATCCGGGATCAGGCTGCGGCGCGCTGGCGTGCGGACGCAGGCTCGAGGGCACGGGCGGGGTCGGCGCAGATCTCGCCCGGCTTGAGGCCCAGCTTGATGGCGATCTCGTGGGCCTGGCCGCGGATGCACTTCTTGCGGCCGCCCAGGACCTCGAAGACGAGGTTGGGTGAGAACTTGTTGGCGACCGCCCATTGGGTGATCGAGACGCCCTTGGCCTGAAGCTCGGCGCGGGCTTCTTCAGGGGTGCGTTTGGTATCGCGTACGACTGGAATGGACGTGGCGATCTTGGCGAGTCGTTGCATGTCGCGGTCGGCGGTTGAATTGATGTACATGGC